GGTAACTTACCAAAAGTAAAAGCAGAACAATACTTGCGTGATGTAATGAGTCGTTACAGAAACAAACTTGTATACGATGCAAACACTGGAGAGATTAAAGACGACAAGAAATTTATGTCTATGCTTGAAGATTTCTGGTTACCAAGAAGAGAAGGTGGTCGTGGAACAGAGATCACAACACTTCCCGGTGGACAGAACTTAGGAGAACTTACAGACGTAGAATATTTCCAGAAAAAACTATATCGTTCACTCAATGTACCTGAGTCAAGAATAGGTGCAGATGGTGGATTCAACTTAGGTAGATCATCAGAGATCTTGCGTGATGAACTTATGTTTAGTAAGTTTGTTGGTCGCTTGAGAAAGAGATTTAGTGGTATATTCTTAGATCTTCTCAAGACACAACTAATCCTCAAGAATATAGTGACACCGCAGGATTGGAACAAGATGGCAGAACATATTCAGTTCGACTATCTCTATGATAATCATTTTGCAGAACTCAAAGATACTGAATTGATGAATGAAAGACTCAATCTTATGACTCAGATTGAACCATACATCGGAACTTACTACTCTCGTGATTATGTAAAGCGTAAGATTTTACGTCAGACTGAAGAAGAGATGATAGAAATGGAAAAGGAAATGGAAGAGGAAAATGCAACGGGTGTAGGTGTACCCTTAGAAACGCAGCAAGCAATAGCACAAGGTCAAATGGAAGTTGACAGAGCGACAACTAATCTCGGAAAGAATGGAAAAGACCCAGATACAAAGGGTAACAGCACGGAATCACCCGGTATAGATATAAAGAAAGCTAAGATATAAGTATAAATAGATATACTATATAAAAATTCAATATGGAATCAGCAGAATTAGTTGATATGATGATCGATGGTGCTTCACCATCTGAGGTGCAAGACGCTGTGAAAGATCTTTTGATAATGAAAGCAGCAGATAAAGTTGATGAAATGAGACCACAGGTTGCTAATTCTTTATTCGGTGCACCAGAAGAGGAAGCACCAGAGACTGAATCTGAACTTGAAACTGAAACTGAAACAGAAACACAAGAAGTAGAATGACTCAACCATTAAAACAGGTGACAGACCTCGGTATCTTGAGTAGTAATGATGCTACAGCAGTTACTGGTGATTCATTTATTGTGAAGACAGGACTATTACACGGTTCTGCTACTGCTGCAAAAGGCGGTGGTTTGGTTGGGGTATGTAATACAACAACATCAGCAGTTGGTGTATCTTCAATTCATGTGAACAAACAGGATGACAAGATACTCAGGTATGCACATCCTGCTAATTCAACTATAATTGCGATCACAAAAGGGAATCCATCAATATTAGAGGTCGAAACTAGAGACACAAAAATTGTCAAAGGTGATTTTGTAACGCTTACTGGATCCGCAGTTAGTGGATACAACACTGCTATCAAGCATGTTGAAGTGACAAAAGTTGTAGGATCACAAAGATATAATGATTATAAGACCACAATTACAGTCGATGCAAACACAGCATCGTTAGCAGATTTTACTGGAACTGCAACTTTATTCAAATCAATTATTCCTATATTGAAACCCTCTTCTGCAAGTGGGTGTGAGTTATACATCAACGAGGTGCAACTAGGATGAAACTTATAGCAGAAGAAATTGAATCAGTTGAAATTATAACTGAGGAAAAAAACGGAAAGAAAAATTTATACATTCAGGGACCATTTCTGCAAGCAGAGGTGGTGAATCGTAATAAAAGATTCTACCCTCTAGGGACAATGTGTAATGAAGTTGCACGTTATAATACAAACTTTACAGATAAAGGTCGTGCTTTAGGAGAGTTGGGTCATCCAGATGGTCCATCTATAAACTTAGATCGCGTATCACATAAGATTGTTTCTCTCACTCAAGAGGGAAATAACTTTATTGGTAAGGCACAGATCTTATCAACACCTATGGGAAAAATCGCGGAATCTCTTCTCTCTGAAGGAGTGAAACTCGGAGTTTCCAGTCGTGGTATGGGTTCTATCAAGAACGTTGATGGCATTAATCACGTTGGAGAAGACTTCATGCTTGCCACTGCTGCTGACATAGTAGCGGACCCCTCTGCACCAGATGCTTTCGTAGATGGCATTATGGAAGGTAAAGAATGGGTATGGGAAGGGAACGTTTTGCGTGAAAAGCATTGCAATGAGGTTAAGAACTCTATAAATAAATTGGTAGATAACGAAATTCTAGAGGCAAACAAGTTGCGTCTCTTCGCGGACTTCTTATCTAACTTATAAATAATAATATTAATACTAAAAATAGTACATTCGGAACCATAATGGCTGAAAACAAAAAACTACATGAGATGGAAAATCAGGTAACGAAAGGTGCTAAGTCTGCCGATCCTATGCCAAAGGCACCTAACTACGTCCCAGACGCAGGTGCAGTTGAGGATTTAGGTGGTCCTACTCCTATGAATTCCAAGTCTACAGACGACTCTAACAAGTTGAAGACTCCATCCGCTAAGTTTGCCCAACAGGGTGATCCACAGACTAAAGGGTCTGCTGGAGCAACAACTCTTCCCGGTCCTGCTGCTATAACCTCATCAGGTTACGGTCGCGGTGCTAACGAAGAAGTGGAACAGGAAGAGGAAGTAGAAAATGTGATACAAGAAGAGGAGATCGATCTTTCACAAGACGTTCAAGCACTTCTTGAAGGTGAAGAACTCTCTGATGAGTTCAAAACTAAAGCAACTACCGTTTTCGAGGCAGTTGTAAAATCAAGAATCGCCGAAGCAAAAGAGGCGATGTCTGCTCAGTACGATAAAACTCTTATCGAAGAAGTTGATTCTATCAAGAAAGAACTTACTGAGAGAATTGATTCGTACCTAGAGTACGTAGCAAATGAGTGGTTCACTGAGAACACACTTCAATTAGAATCAGGAATCAGAGGAGATCTCTCTGAGTCCTTTATGACCGGTCTAAAGAACCTTTTTGAAGAACATTATGTAAACATCCCTGATGAAAAATATGATGTACTTGAGGCAATGGTCGAAAAATTAGATGATATGGAGACTAAACTCAATGAACAGATTGAGAGCAATGTTTCATTAACGAAGCGTTTAGCAACATCTGTTTCCGACAACATCCTAGATGAAGTCTGTGAGGGTCTTGCACTATCTCAAAAAGAGAAGATTGCAAATCTAGCAGAAGGCGTTGAGTTTGAAAGTGAAGTACAATATCGTGAAAAACTGTCTACTCTTAGAGAGACATATTTCGCTCCTAAGAAACCAGAGGCAAGTTCACAAGAAGTTATCTCTGAAGATGCTCCAGTAGAGGAACATTCCTCCGCTATGGAATCATACATTCAGGCACTAACTAAGTACCAGTAAATTAACTAAAACGCAACTATTATGTTTAATTCTTCTCAACTACAGAAGAAGTGGCAACCTCTCCTAGAGGCAGAAGGTATTGATAAGATATCTGATAATCACAGGAAAGCAGTTACCGCCCAACTTCTAGAAAACCAAGAAAGATTTTTAAGAGAGGAACGTGCATTCCTTACAGAAGCACCTCCTACATCATCATTAGGAAACGGTGGAGCGTCCGCAGGAACTCCCGGATTCAGTGGTGGATCAGATGTAACTGGACCAGTCGCAGGTTTCGACCCAGTTCTTATCTCTCTTATACGTCGTGCTATGCCTAACTTGGTGGCATACGATTTAGCAGGCGTACAACCAATGAACGGTCCAACAGGTCTTATCTTCGCGATGAGAACCAGATACGATGGACAGTCAGGAAGAGAGGCATTCTTCAACGAACCAGATTCAGCGTTCTCTGCTCAAGATAGCGATGCATCTATGACACAGGGTGACTATACCCTAAACACAACTGACGGTGGAACAGACGTTGGTTTTGGTACAACAGCACAAGGTCAGACACCTTCAACAGATGGAACAAACCCATCTATTCTAAATGGTGGATCTGCTAACGCTTATAACGTTGGTCAAGGTTTTGACTCAACTGCACTTGAATCTTTAGGAGATGCATCAGCAAATGACTTCCGCGAGATGTCATTCAGCATCGAGAAGGTTACTGTTGCAGCAAGATCAAGAGCACTAAAGGCAGAGTACAGTTTAGAACTTGCTCAAGACTTGAAGGCAATCCACGGTCTAGATGCAGAAGCAGAATTAGCAAATATTCTCTCAACAGAGATACTTGCTGAGATCAACAGAGAAATCATCAGAACAATCTACAAGGTTGCAAGACCCGGTGCACAGACAAACACTGCATCAACAGGTGTCTTCGACTTAGACGTTGACTCAAACGGAAGATGGATGGTTGAGAAGTTCAAGGGAATGATGTTCCAACTTGAAAGAGATGCAAACGCAATCGCACAGGAAACTCGTAGAGGGAAGGGTAACATTATCCTATGTTCTGCTGACGTTGCTTCTGCACTTGCTGCTGCAGGTCAACTAGACTACACTCCTGCTCTAAACGCTAACTTAACAGTTGACGATACAGGTAACACATTCGCAGGTACATTGAACGGAAGATTCAAGGTATACATCGATCCATTCGCTGCTAACCTATCTGCTGATCAGTACTACGTTATGGGTTACAAAGGTTCTTCACCTTATGACGCTGGATTATTCTACTGTCCTTACGTTCCATTACAGATGGTAAGAGCAGTTGGACAAGACACATTCCAACCAAAAATTGGTTTCAAAACCAGATACGGTATGGTATCAAACCCATTTGCTGAAGGCACAACTCAAGGTCTTGGAAGAATCACTGCTGGTTCTAACCGTTACTACAGAAGAGTAAAGGTACAAAACCTAATGTAAGCGAGACGCTTATATCTTTACAAGACTCCTCTTTGAGGGGTCTTTTTTTATAATAAATATTCATATGTCAAATAACCCATGTTCTCTTAACGAAGTATCCAATAAGAACTTACTTTCGATAGGAGGATTTAAATTAGTTATCAATAAATGTCCAAAGGTAGACTTTCTTTGCAATAGAGCAAATTTACCCGGACTATCTCTTGGTGTTGCTGTACAAGCAAACTACCTTAGAGATTTACCGGTACCCGGTGAAAAACTGACCTATCAAGATCTAAGAGTTGACTTTCTTGTAGATGAGAATTTAGAAAACTACACTCAATTATATGAATGGATAACTTCACTGGGATTTCCAGAAACTTTTAATCAGTTCTCAAGGTTACAGAAAAACAGTAGATATTTTCCTGATGACAACAGTTCTTTTCAAGAAAGATCT